AAAGATAGATTTTTTTAAATAAATATAACTTTTTATATCATGTCTAGTACCTTTTAATGCTGAAGCAATATGCTGTACTACAAACAATTTTGATGCAATATCAACGCTGAAATCATACTTTCTTCCATCACAATATTGTCTATGGTTTTTTTCATATTGTCTTTCAAGCTTGTAAATTTCATCTCTGTAAGCTTTCCAGTCTATGTTGTTTAATATTCTTAATGAGCTGTAAGCGTCATTAATCATTTTAATAATGTCTTTATAAGTCATAATTGCCCTTTCTTTTTAGTTGTTTTTTATGTATAAATTAAACATAACAACTTAATATTATATTGTCAATAGCTTGTCAATACTTAAATATAAAATAATATGAACAAAATAAAATTCGATTCAGCTACTTTGGAAGATGTGTTTGAGCAACTGGCCTTAGGCAAATCTGTAAAATCTGTACTAGATGATAAAAATCTTTCTTATGAAGGTTTAAGAAAATTAATGAGAAAGAAACCAAAGATTAGAAGATTATATGAAGAAGCAAAGGAAGATGGCATTGACTACCTTTTAAGTAATAATATCGACTTGCTTAACAAAACAGTTGATGAATTCAAAGCAAATGGTAAAGGCGATCTAGCAATCACTAATCTATTAAAAGAAATAACTAATTTAAATAGATGGAAAGCATCAAAGTTATTACCAAAATATAATGATAATGCTCAGAAATTACAGCTTTCTAACGCTGATAATAAACCATTGATTGTTAAATGGGCTAAAGATTAAATAAAAATTATTCAATAAAAACAATATTAACACACTTGCAAAGCTACTTATGTTGTAACTTTTAAAGGCATAGTTGCGTCAGGCTGATATAGAGGCATTATTTATTTTTTTTTATGAAGCCAGGCCATGTTCACTTAATAAGTTTATTAATTTAAATAAATTCTAGTATTACTTAGTTCCAATAATAGATGACTATCAGTACTAATTAAAAAGATCATGTATTTTTAATGGGGTTTTAAAAGAGGGGTCACCTTCCTGACAAAATCGCTTTGCGTTAATAGCGTTAGGAGGTATATATATCTAAACAAAGAGTTCCTCTTATGCCAAAAAAGAAAATTAAAAAAAAAAACAAAATAAACGCATTAGTTGTAGTTTCAGAATCTACTGAATCTGTGATAATACACTTTGATGGCTTTGACGATCTTCACCATGCTAAACACTTTAGCGATTTCATGCTTGATGAGCTTGGAATTAATCAATTGAATTACCTTGAGAATATGACTATTCACTAACAGGGGGGTTTTGTTTAAAAAATGACTGAAATTGTAATTCCATATACACCTAGAAAACTGCAAAAATTTTTGCACAATGAAATGATAAAGCACCGATTTAATGTAATCGTTGCACATAGAAGGTCTGGCAAGACTGTAATGTGTATCAACCACATGATTAGAGATGCTTTGACAAACCCAAAGCCTAATCCAAGATATGCCTTTATTTCGCCAACATTCAAACAGGGTAAAGCAACTGCTTGGGATTATATAAAAACCTTTGGTAAGAATATTCCTTTTGTTAAATTTAATGAATCAGAACTTAGATGCGATTTTCCTAATGGTGCAAGGATAACTATTTTGGGAGCTGAGAACGATCAGGCACTCAGAGGAATTTTCTTAGATGGATGTGTGATGGATGAAACACAAAGTTTATCTCCAACGATATTTCCTGAGATCATCAGACCTGCTTTGGCAGACAGAAAAGGATGGTGTATATTTATTGGAACGCCAAAAGGCCAAAATTATTTTTACAAATTACACAAAGAAGCTCAAACACAAAAGGATTGGTGGACTTCAGTATTTAAAGCTAGTGATACAAAAATATTAGATCAAGATGAATTAGACTCTGCTAAACAAATGATGTCAGAAGATTTATACGACCAAGAATTTGAGTGTTCGTTTCAAGCTGCAATTACTGGATCTTACTATGGTGCAATCATTGATGACTTACAAAAAAATAATAAGATTACAGATGTACCTTATGATGAAAGTTTAGATTGTGAAACATGGTGGGATTTGGGTCTTAAAGATTCAACCGCAATATGGTTTGTGCAAAGACATGGAGATGAGATTAGAGTAATTGATTATGAAGAATCATCTGGAGAAGGCTTAGATTTCTATGCTGACCTGCTAGACTCCAAACCTTATAAATATGATAGACATATAGCTCCACATGATATAAAAGTTAGAGAATTAGGAGCTTTCGGCAAATCAAGATTAGAATCAGCTCTTGAATTAGGTATATCTTTTGATATAGCTCCAAAACTTTCTATTGAAGATGGTATTGAAGCTGTTAGAAAGAATTTACCTAAATGTTATTTTGATAAAGAAAAAACACATCAAGGAGTTGAGGCATTGAAGGCTTATCAAAAAAAATGGGATGACAAAAACCAATGTTTTAAAAACAGACCCATTCATAATTTTGCAAGTCATCCAGCAGATTCTTTTAGATATGGGTGTACTTTTGTTGGTGGTAAAATGACTGACTGGAATGAAGAAGTATATGTTAACACAAATTATATAGTTTAATATGGCAGATAAAAAAATAGAATTTGATTTAAAATTAAAAAGTGTACTTGGCAATCATATAGAAAATGCTCTTGGATATTTAGGTGGTAATCTTTCTGAGTCCAGAAAAAAATCTCTTGAATATTATTTAGGTGATAAACTTGGAACAGAAATAGATGGTCGTTCACAAGTGGTATCAACTGATGTGTCTGACACAATTGAAAGTATCTTACCAAACTTATTAAGAATATTTACAGCATCAGACAAAGTAGTTAAGTGCGAACCTGTAACTGCTGAAGATGTTCCTATGGCAGACCAAGCGACAACTTATTTGAATCATGTTTTTTACAAAGAAAATAATGGCTTTCAATTATTATATAATTTTTTTAAAGACGCATTAATTGAAAAGAATGGTTTTTTAAAAATTTACTGGGATGAATCTGAAAGTGTAGAATTTGAAACTTATCAAAATTTATCATTGGAAGACAAAGAAGCATTAGAAGATACTAGAGATGAAATAGAGTTTATTGAAGAAGAAGAAGTAGAAGACGAATTTTCTAAAGGAGAATTTGAAAAAGCTATTGAGCAATATGAAGCTCAAGGTTTAGAAATTCCTGAAATGCAAACACCAGATTTTATTTTATATAATTGTAAAATTAAAAGAACAAAAAAAACTGGTAAGATAAAAGTTGAAAGTGTTCCACCAGAAGAATTTTTAATTGATCGTAATGCTAAAACAATTGAAGATGCAGATTTTGTTTCTCATAAAGTTTTAATATCAAGATCAGATTTAATTGCTATGGGTTATGATGAAGATGAAGTTAATAATCTTCCAGCATCAAGTGATGATATTTACAATACTGAGAACACAGTTAGACAAGGAAATATAGACGAATATTTAACTGATGATTATGCACAAGGACAAAATACAAAAGTTTCAATTTATGAATCCTATGTAAAATATGACTATGATGAAGATGGTATAGCAGAACTTAGAAAAATAGTTTCAGCAGGTGATGATGGTTCTATGGTGTTAGAAAATATGCCTTGTGATAATATTCCTTTTGTAACTGTTACACCTATCCCAATGCCACACAGATTTTATGGTAGATCAGTTTCAGAATTAGTTGAGGATATTCAATTAATGAAATCAACTGTAATGCGTCAGTTGTTAGACAATATGTATTTAACTAACAATAATAGAGTTGCAGTTATGGATGGCATGGTGAACATGGATGACCTACTAACAACCAGACCAGGTGGAGTAGTTAGAACTAAACAACCACCGAATCAAGTAATGCAACCTTTGCAATCACAACCAATCTCACAACAAGCATTTCCAATGCTAAGTTATTTAGATACAGTTAGAGAAGCAAGAACTGGTATTACAAAATCAGCACAAGGATTAGATGCAGATACTTTAAATTCAAAAACTGCAACTGGTGTTAATACTTTAATGACGCAAACTCAAATGCGTTCAGAATTAATTGCTAGAATATTTGCTGAAACAGGTGTTAAAGATTTGTTTAGAAAAATATTTGAACTAATGGTTAAATATCAAGACAAAGAAAAAATTGTAATGTTAAACAATCAATACATTCCTGTTAAACCTACTGAATGGAAAGATAGATTTAATATTAGTATTGTAGTGGGTCTTGGAACTGGTTCTAAAGAACAACAAACAGTTATGCTGAACAGCATTTTGGAAAGACAAATACAAGCATTTCAATTACAAGGTGGAAAAGAGATGCCAATGGTTTCATTAAAAAATATTTATAATACTTTAAGTAAAGTAATTGAAAATGCTGGTCTTAAAAATGTAGAAAATTATTTTGTAGATCCTGATATTGGAAAACAAATGATGCCACCTCCTCAACCACCACCATTAACACCTATTGAAAAAATAGAATTTACTAGAATTGATGCAGAAAATAAAAGAAAAATTGCTGATCTTGAATTACAATCTAAAGAATTGGCACAAAAAACTCAAGAGATGCAACTAGACTTTGAGGCTAAAATAAAAGAAATGGCCTTGAAATATAATACGCAACTTGATACAGCAAAAATTAAAGCAGATGCAGACTTAGATAAGATGATGATGTCAAGTGATACTAAAATTATTGAACAGGCACAAAAATCTGCTAATATATTTAGCGATCAATTAAAAGGAATAAATGAAAGCGAAAGACCAGGCGGACAGGGCGGTGGAGATCAGCCGATCCAGCGAAGCCAAACAGATATTAGGGAATAAAATTTTTATAGAGGCCATTGAATCTCTAAAAAAACTTTATTCTGAAGCACTTCTTGAAAAAACAGGTGCTAAAGAAAGTGATACCAGAGAAAAACTCTGGATTGCTTATAATGTTGTTGGAAAAGTAGAGCAACATCTACAAACTGTTATTGAAACAGGGGAACTTGCAACTAAACAGTTGGAAGATTTCAGGAAACAACAGAATAATACAAAATTTTAACCAATATGGTTAGAATAAGCCAAGTCATAAAAGACAGCTTAACAATAGGAGGACTTAATGTCTGACCAAAACCCATTACTGAACAATGCTTCAGTACAAGGTGCAGCAAATTCTATTGAAGGTTTGATGGACACTAAAGGTGTTATCAAAAAACCTCAAACAGAAGCAGCACCAGTTGAACCAAAAGAAGAAGTTGAAGCGAAAGTGGAAACTGAAACAGAAGAACAACAACAACCTGAAACTCAACTAGAGGAAACTTTAGAAGTTGCAGATGAAGAACAAGCATCAGAAGATGAAAATGCAATTGAAGAACAAACAACCGATCTACACCAAGTTATTGTTAATGGTGAAAAGATTGATGTTGACCTTGACGAATTAAAAGCAGGTTATCAAAAAGATGCTGACTACAGACGAAAAACTGAGGAGATAGCAATTGAAAAAAGAGAGCTAAAATCTGAAGAAGATCGTCTTAAAAATCAGTATTCAACTAAGATGGATGATTTAAATTCATTAGTAGTTACTTTAAATGCTGAGATTAACAATGATATGAATTCTAAGGAGCTTGATGCTCTTTGGGATGAAGATCCAACTGAAGCTGCTAAGATTGATCGTAAGATTAATAAACGAAAACAAACGATTCAACAAGCACAGCAAAAACTGAGAGAACATCAAGAAGCTCAGTTTCAGGATATATTAAGAAATGAACAAAAAAAACTTCATTTAAAACATCCTGAGATTGCTGACCCTATAAAAGGTGGTGCAGTTAAAAATAATATCATGGGTTATTTAAATTCTAAAGGCTTCTCAAATGATGATGTCGCAAGAATTTATGATTCAAGATATTTTGATGTGATCATGGATGGTATGAGTTTTACAAAATCTAAATCAGTTAAACCTGGTTTAGTTAATAAAAAAGTAAAACCATCTAGTAAATTTGTTAAGTCAGGTGTTAAATCTACTAAGGAAGATATAAATAGTCAGTCTAGGTTGAAGAAGATTAATGCGTTGAAGAAAAGCGGTAATGCAAAAGATGCTACCGATTTACTGATGCGTTATCTATAAACAATAACCTAACGGAGAAAACAAATGGCTAAATACCAAACATATACGACTGTAGGTATAAGAGAAGATTTGGCGGACATAATTTATTCAATTAGTCCAACAGAAACACCTTTTATGTCTGGAGTTGCAAAAACAAAAGCAACTAATACTTTACACCAATGGCAAACAGATGCACTAGCTGATGTTGCTGCAAATGCTGCTGTTGAAGGTGCTGATATTTCTTATGGAACTATGGCTCCAACTGTATTAGAAAATAACCACACTCAAATTTCTACTAAAGGAATTCAAGTTACTGCAACTAACGAAGCTGTAACTTCTGCTGGAAGAAATAATGAGATGGCTTACCAA